GATCAAAAATGGAGAACGAAAAGTGGTAAACGATCTTCTGACACGGGTGAGAGATATCTACCAGAAGCTGCGATCAAGGCTCTCAGCCCTGCTGAGTACGCCCGAACTTCTGCCGCCAAGCGAAAAGGCAAGGCCCAAGGCAAGCAGTTCGTCGCGCAGCCCAAAGGCATTGCTGCTAAAACGAGCAGCTACCGCCAAAAAGGCAAATAAGGGGACAAAGTAACTATGGAAACCGTAGAGCTTCTAATTAAGGCGTGGCCTATCTTCTTAGGGTTCATTACCTTGGTTGTACTGCTTGCTAAGATGGATGGCCGTCTTGCCACGGTCGAAGAGAAGATCAAGACTTTGTTTGAGTTAATCAACAAGAAGATGGGACGGTAATGGTTGATAAGACTACAGCTACGACCGATTTCAACCTCGACCTCAATACGATCATCGAAGAGGCTTATGAGCGTTGCGGTTCCGAACTGCGTACGGGCTACGATTTCCGTACGTCGAAGCGTAGTCTTGGCTTGCTTTTGATGGACTGGGCGAACCGAGGCATCAACCTCTGGACGCTTGAGACGGGCACGCAGACCCTGTCTTACAACGTTGGGACCTATAACCTCGCTGTCGATACGGTGGACCTGCTTGACCATGTGATCCGTACTGGGTCGGGCACAAACCAGCAAGACATCAACATCTCACGCATCTCTTCTTCAACCTACCTGTCCATTCCTAACAAGAACGCGACGGGTCGCCCCATCCAGATTTGGATCAACCGGCGCACAGGCGCAACGGGCGCTGATAACGTCGTGGTCTATCCTCAGTTTAATGTATGGCCCCTTCCCGATAACACGACGACGTATACGCTGGTCTACACCCGGCTCGTGCGTATGTTTGACCCCGGTACGGGCGTGAACGGTCAGGACATCCCGTTCCGCTTTATGCCCTGCCTCGTGGCTGGGCTGGCCTATATGCTCTCGATGAAGATTCCGGGGGCTGAGTCCCGCATGGCGGTCCTGAAGGCTCAGTACGACGAAGCGTGGGATTTGGCTGCTGGCGAGGACCGTGAGAAGGCGGCGGTGCGGTTTGTGCCCCGCCAGAGTTTTGTAGGCGGCTACTGATGCCTAATCGGTTTGCAAGTGGCAAACATGCTATCGCGGAGTGCGACCGGTGTGGGTTTCGGTACAAGTTAAGGGACCTTAAGCCGCTTGTTATCAAGACCAAGAACGTGAACATCTTGGTCTGTCCGGAGTGCTGGGAGCCTGATCAGCCGCAGTTGTCGCTTGGGCTGTACCCAGTCGATGATCCGCAGGCGCTTAGGAACCCTCGCCCTGACCTGTCTTACTTCGAGGAAGGCAATAACGGCGCAGGTGGTAGTAGAATGATCCAGTGGGGATGGAACCCGGTAGGCGGGGCAAGTTCGTTTGATGTGGCGTTGACCCCCAACACTTTGGCTCCGGCTGGTCAGGTCGGGTCTGTAACGGTCGTAACGACTTAGGAGATTGAGATGAAGAACGGTATGCGTAAGATCGCAAAGGAAGAAGTTGGCAGGCACGAGAGTGCTATGCATGGTACGAAGAAGATGCGTGCTGGTGGCAAGACCAACAGCGACATGAAGAAGTATGGTCGTGGCATGGCTAAGGTCATGAATCAGCGCAGTCCCGTGCGCGGCTCATCTGGCCCGAGGTAAGTGACATGAAGGACATGAGCAAGATCAAGCCAAACACTGACTCGACGGGTCGCAATGGCTACCCTGAAAAGGATGTAAACAAGGGCGTCACCCACATGAAGATGAAAGGTGCCGGTGCCGCAACGAAGGGTACTAAGTTTGTCTCGCAGATTAACTTGGACTACAACGGTAAGATTCGGGCAGGCTTTTCTCCGTAACAATGAACTACGCTCAGCTATCCACGCTACTTCAGGATTACTGTGAGTCCACGGAGCAGAGCTTCGTGGCTAATATCCCAACGTTTGTGCAGTTGGCTGAGGAGCGCATTTACAATTCTGTGCAGATCCCCGCAATTCGTAAGAACGCCACGGGCACGATGACGCAGAATTTTCGGTACTTTTCGTTGCCTTCTGACTGGCTCTCGACGTTCTCCTTGGCGGTTATCGACCCGACTACGGGCGAGTACGAGTACCTGCTGAACAAGGACGTGAACTACATCCGGGCTGCGTATCCGCCGCCCAACAGCACGGGTAAGCCTGCTTACTACGCCATTTTCGACAATGTAACTATGTTGTTGGGGCCGACTCCGGACGTTAACTACACAGCAGAACTGCATTACTATTATTACCCTACTTCTATCGTTTCATCTTCAACTTCTTGGCTGGGCGATAACTTTGATACGGTACTGCTCTACGGTTCGCTCCGTGAGGCGTACACCTACCTCAAGGGTGAGGGTGATATGATGCAGAACTACGAGGCCAAGTATCAGGAAGCCCTCGGGCTTCTCAAGCGTCTGGGCGATGGTCTAGACCGTCAGGATGCGTATCGTTCTGGTCAGGTTCGGGTACAGGTGACTTGATGGACGGGCACATGGAACTTGGTCAGGTCTTTGTCCAGACGACGGAGAACCGGGGCTATACCCCGGAAGAGATTGCTGAACGGGCAACAACCCGCATCCTTCGTATACAGACGAAGGAAGAACTGAACCGGGTACTTGTAAAGTACCTGCAAGAAGCGCAGGAGTCCGAGCGGATGAATGTGCGACGGTATTTAAACGAAAACGGTTTTAGTGACGCGGCTTCGCGTTTAGGAGATTGAGATGGCTATCACTCAGGCTATGACGACTTCCTTCAAGACTGAAATCTTGACGGCAACACACAACTTTGGTACCGCGCCTGTCCGTGGCTCGGGCGCTGCGGATGTCTTTAAGATCGCGCTCTACACCTCATCGGCCACGCTCGATGCTTCGACCACGGCGTATACGGTTACCAACGAAGTCTCCTCGTCTGGCACGAACTACACGGCGGGGGGTTTGACGCTTACGATCACGCAGGTCCCGACCTTCACGAGCACGACCGCGTGGCTTGACTTCGCCGATGTCACTTTTAGTAGCGCGACCATTACCTCAAACGGTGCGTTGATCTACAACGTGACTCAGTCGAACAAGGCTGTTGCAGTGTTGGCGTTTGGCGGGGATAAGACCTCGACGGCGGGCAACTTTACCATCCAGTTCCCGGCTGCGACCTCGACGACTGCAATCCTTCGTATCGCCTAATTAAGTTAGGCAAAGGACCGTGGCAGGCGTAATTGTCGCCTTTGACGGTTGGAACGCTTCCGGCGTAGGCTGGGGCGAACAAGGCTGGGGCGAAGGTGTTGGTAATCTTACCGCGACAGGTTTTGTCGGCACGGTAAGCGTTGCTGCGTCTACGCTCATCCCCGTCACCGGGGTCTCGGCTTCAGGTGCCGTAGGGACGGTCGTAGTCTCTGGTATCGCCAATGTCGTCCTGAACGGCGTTGAGGCTACGGGTCAGACGGGTACTGTCTTTGTCGTCACAGACCAAGTCATCTCGGTTACCGGGGTCTTAGCTTCAGGTGCTGTAGGGACGGTCACGGTGGCGGCAAGCGGTACGGCGCTTGTCTCAGGGGTTGAGGCCACGGGTCAGACGGGTACCGTCTTTGTTGTTACAGACCAAGTTCTTGCTGTTACCGGCGTTGTCGGGACAGGGCAGGTTGGTACCGCTACGGTCGCAGCGACGGCTACGGTAATTGTCTCAGGGGTTGAGGCCACCGGGGAGGTAGGAACTGTAGTTGCTGCAGCGGCTGCTGTGGCGGCTGTGACGGGCGTTGTGGCTACGGGAGCGGTGGGGACAGTATCTGTCGTCACGGACCAAGTCCTCTCGGTCACGGGCGTACAGGGCACCACGGCGCTCGGCACGGTCAATGTCCTGCTTGATATAACGGTATTCGTCACGGGGGTCTCGGCCACTGGGGAAGTAGAAACTGTCTCTGTATCTGCAGGGTCAGATGTTGTAGTCTCTGGGGTGTCGGCTACCGGGGTGGTTGGCTCCGTCAACGTCTGGGGAATCATCAACACCAACCAAAACCCGAATTGGACGGGAATAGGAACAACACAAAATCCAAATTGGACGGGAATAGGAACAACACAAAGTCCAAGTTGGACGGGAATAGGAACAACACAAAGTCCGAGTTGGACAGGAATTAATACGTCGCAAAACCCAAACTGGGCACAAATCGCGGCGTGAGGTAATTAAACATGGCTAGCACTTACAGCACCAACCTTGCTATCGAACTCATCGGTACTGGCGACCAAGCCGGTACTTGGGGTACGACCACCAATTCTAACCTCGGTACTCTTATCGAGCAGTCCATCTCGGGCTATGTGACTCAGGCGGTTACAACCGGCACTGACACGACGATCACCATCCCAAACGGTTCTTCGGGCGTTGCCCGGAACATGTACATCGAGTTGACCGGGACAGGTGGTGCAAGCACTAACCTGATCGTCCCTGCCAACAAGAAACTCTACTTCATCTTTAACAACTCGACCGGCGCTGTGACGGTAAAGGTGGCGGGTCAGACGGGTGTATCGGTACCGACTGGCAAGAAGATGGTGCTTGTGTCGAACGGCACGGACATCGTCAATGGTCTTAACTACATTGCAGATTTTGCTTCTAACTCTGCGACCATTACGCACCTGTCAGCAACCTCTGCCACGATCACGAACCTCACGCTGACGAGCCTTGTCATCAGCAACCTGAGCATTGCCTCAGCCAACATCACGACTCTCTCCGGTACCACGGCGACATTTACTTCAGGTACTGTTACTAATCTCAACAGCACTTCAGCCAACATCACGACTCTCTCCGGCACCACGGCGACATTCACTTCGGCTACGGTCACCAATCTGGCCCTTACCAGCCTGACTATCAGCAACCTGAGCATTGCCTCAGCCAACATCACGACTCTCTCCGGTACCACGGCGACATTTACTTCAGGTACTGTTACTAATCTCAACAGCACTTCAGCCAACATCACGACCCTCACTGGTACAACTTTTGGCACCACGGCAACGACCCAGTTGCGCGGAGCCAGCGGTCAGATCACCACACTGACCAGCACTTCGGCAAACATCACGACGCTTACTTCGTCTAGCGGAACCATTACTAATTTGTTTGCTACTACGGCAACCATTTCGTCTGTTGTTTTGGTTGGCACGACGACTAATACCAACGGCTCTCGTATTGCGGCATCAGGGACTATTTCAGAAGGTGTCGGCGGTGTTC